ACAGGAACATTCACTACGTTTCTTACCTCCTTTCTTTTTCTTCTTCTTTTTCTTAGTCGTAGAATGGTACATAGTAAGAATTAGGTATCTTAGTATATTCTAAACGAAGTTTGGCCGAGTGTCTCTGGCTTCGCTAAATTAAATTGCTGTAAACAAAGATAACCGAAAGCGTCAAATGCGTGATCAACTCCTAAATTCTTATTTGGCATACCTGTATTTGGTGCATATGTAAGAGTTCTGAGTGATTTTATTAACTCTTTACATCGAGGATGAATAAATGTCCTTCGATCACCCGCAGCATCAAAAAGTGCCGTATTTACAGCAGTAATTTTGTCCCGAATCTTCCAAGGAGCCTTCGGACTAGACACGGTAAAGCCACTTCTTCGTAAAATTGTGTGATCTGTGAGTCCAACACCACTTGTTTTGCGAGCACCACCCGTAGGGTCAGGACAAGTGATAATTCTTCGGTCAACTCCATATCTATTTACCACTTCTTCGGCAAAATCCCATGTAGTTGCACCTCCTCGCATGATAATTTCGTCAAAAACATACAAATTTTCATTATTTTTTACCGCACATATGCCACAAAGCGGGTCTACGTTGAAATCCACCCCCATATACAGTGGCAACATATGTAAATCAGCCACTTCGGACGAAATATTCTCATCATCAAAGCTAATTGCCACTAATCCCGTTAGATTCTCAAAGCTCGCTTCAAATTCCTGTCGAAATGTACGATTATCCAACTGACCCCTAGCTGCTTCAACTTCCTCTTTTGGAACATTACCCCCCTCAATAGTAGTAAAACTCCATCTCTTCCAATCCCCACTCTCATCTTCGGGTACATAACACCATAAATCGTAAAACCAACTTGCCGTTCCATCAGGTGTTGAAATAAATAATGCCCATCCCTGTTTATCGGCTAGTGCAGGTCTTATAACTTCAGACCATACCTCTCTGTCCATAAATGCAGCTTCATCTAAAACTACTCCACTTAAACTACGACCTCTCAATGCCATAGCGTTTTCAGTTCCCTTCAACTCAATAGTTGATTCATTTACTAATTCAATCTTCAAATCTGTTTCATTCTTAGACTTTATCCACTGCTTCGGCACTAATTTCTTCAATGTTTTCCATGCAATGTCTTTTGCCATTCGATAGGTAGGTGCACAATAAAAATATGTTTCACCTGGTTTCGCAATAGCTCCTCTCAACAACTCAACACAGCTTAAATAACTTTTTCCAAATCTTCTGCCAGCTACTAACACTCTAAACCTTTCATCAGCTTTGAACACCTCCCCCTGTGCCCATCGTAAACTTAACGGTTCTGCTACTGCCATATAAAAATAATAACCACATTTACTATAACAGCAACTTATTTTGTGTTGTATCAGTAGGTTCCCCGCTAATGTCATTTTATGTAACATTTTTGTAACACTCCCCCCATATCCCAATGTTAAGTTTTGTTACAAATAGAGGGTTTGCACGTGTAATATAGGAGATAGCTGCTATAATAGAAGAGTAGGGGAGGAAACAAACCTACAGCAACTCGAAAACTTAATTAATTTTTCCGCTATGGCAAAACCAAAAGCACGTTACACTTTTTCAGGTGTCGAATCCATCAGCTTCACAAGCTATTCAATTAGCTTCCGATTCTCTGACGGTGATTCTCTAGATGTTGAGTTCCCTCGCTCAGGTGGTCGGAGGCTCATACACGAGGAGATTCGAGACTTCCTTAAGTGGTACGGCAAGGACGACAGAAAGCAACTAGAGGAGACTTCAAAAGTCTTAATCAAGTTACTTGAGAAGGAGGAGACCAAAGCATGACCATGATTTATAACCGTCCCAAGTGCTACGGCACGGAATGGGACGCTTACGTAGATGACGAGGCAAAAGCAAGAGGCATTGCTCCAAACGATCAACAAGCACTTGAAGATCTTGAGGAGGAACTCGAAGCCAAAGCCCAAGACTACTTTGACCAAGGCATGATCGAGGCCAATGAGCAATTTGATCTTTGACTCCTACAAGGAGACAAGGCTCGAAGAGATCGAAGAGGAACTCTACCAAGAGAATCCTCTCGATCCTCACATACGCAAAAGAGCCTACGAACTCTTACTAATTGAACTTTATTCTTAAAGCTATGAAATTTACTATCGGCTATCTAGCCTTTATGACAATCATTATTATGTTTCTAGGAACATGGGGAGCCAACCAAAAAGCTCCCTCTTTCGACTATTCAACAATTAGTTGGGAGGAGACCAGACCATGAGCTATAACGGTTGGACTAACTACGAGACTTGGAATGTCGCCTTATGGATGGACAATGACGAGGAATCGTACGAAATAGCTCTAAGTTCTAAGAACTACGAGGAATATCGTAGGAGGCAGAACTTACGAGCCGAACCACTAACGGGAGATCATGTAAGTCTCTTTCACGATAGCCTTAACATCAAAGAGCTTGACGAAAAAATTACCGAGATGAAGGCGTAAGCCTTCTCTCTTTCTTTCTTATTGCTATGTTAAAACTTAAAATTAATTCTGAAAATGCGGCCTTTGACCAGGAAGGCCAGGAAGTCGCCAGGATATTACGAGACCTGGCAGATCGCCTGGAGAACCTGGACAAGCTCCAGGAATGCCAGCTGCCTTTGAGAGATCTCAACGGAAATACGGTTGGCTACTACCAGACCTGGACAGACCAGGGCAAAAGCCAGGGGGCGGTGATCAGTTCACCCTATGCAACTTGGACAGCGAACCAATTTCCAAATTAAACCTGGAGGCTTCGGCCTCCTTTTTTTTACCTGGAAACACCAGGACAAGACCAGGTAACTCCCAGGTAAGCTGCAAAACTGAATGCAAAAATCAAGCTATATAAACTGAATGTAAAAAACTGAATGCGATTTTCAGCTGGGTTTGTCAACTGAATGTAAAAACTGAATGCAAAAACTGAATGTTATTCTCGGCTTTCAATCTGAATGTTTAGCGAAGGTGGCATATTCACATTTACCGCTTCCTGACTTTCGCCATTTGCTCGACCTAGCGAATCTAAAATCATATGTGCAGTTTGCAGTTGGCCTTTTTTCAAAGCCGCATTAAATAGCCTTTGCCTCATACTATGTAAACGAGAGAGTATATCGGCTCTATCACGTTCCAAATCTTGTGAGTTCCATTCGGTGACACGTTTCCAATCTGCCCATGCTGTTTTTTCGGAGATGCTTTCTCTTTGAGCGTGTTGTAAAACTAACTGTCTTGTAGAAAGTCCGTCTAATTGTTTTGTATATAATCTTTGGCAACGCTGTTCAATATGAGTTTTTGGATTGCGTTTTCCATAAATATTTTTAATTCTTTCTAAGTCTTTTTCTGACATTTCCAATAAAAAAGAGGTATTAACTAAATAATACCTCGTAAGTCTATATATGTGAAAAGAAATTAAGAAATAGCCTCGAATAATTTGTTTTCTTGGATAAATTTTCTTTCGTTAAAATCCCAAAAATCACCTAATTTTAATGATTCAAGAAGCATATCTTTAATTTGATTTAAGATTGCATAACCCAAAGAATTTTCATAATTTTCATGTTCACAAGATTGATAATCATAATTGTTGATAATTCCGACCATATAACCTAATTGATTATGATCGTCCCAATAGTTAACACAATTAGATTTAATTATCAGATAAGAAGGTCTTTCGGCATAATCTTTATCGTTATATCTAGCCATAAGAGAATTTTGATTTTCTCTTAATAAGATATTGAAGATCATTTTATAAAAATTACCTTCAGAATATTGATCTAGCCAAATATCATAAAGACCATCACAAAACTTATCAAATTTTGCGTGTAACTTCATACGATCTTCAAAAGTTTCTGCGACTTGTTGTCTTTCGTACCAAGACTTTTTATTAGATTTTCTAATAGCTCTTAAAACATTAGATTTTCTTTCTGCATCTGTTTTTCCACTTTTCATATAATAAAAAGTAGACAATGCGTTAAGAGTGTCGTCCGAACATAGGTAAGCTGACATAGCGAATAAAGTAAACTACTCTTATATTATAGCAGTTATTTTCTAGTATTTGCAATGATTTTGGAGAATTTTATAGAACTTCCTTTAGTTGATGCAAGATATAAAATATCAAATAATTTAATTAATCTTATTTTTCTTTTTGTAGAATATTTTGAATATTTAATGAAAGAAAGCATAGTAGTTAATAAAAACCATTGATCACTGAATGAGAGCTTAACTTCATTTGGATTTGGTTGATCTTGTTCATTTTGTAGTCTTAATAATAAATCTTTAATTCTGCTCATAATGATTGCTTTATCTATATTTATGCTAGTATATTAGAGTAGTAAATGTAAAGTGCCTATGGTTAATTCAAGACGTTCCAATGAACTTCGATCACAAGATTTAGAAAGGTTGAAACGTCTTTTAGATTTAGGAATTTCTCCCA